GGAGCTTTTTTAAATAATTTAACAGTATGCCAGCCTAAAGTAAGACCGGATGTCATGTTAAATACTGCGTTCCATCCATAATTCCTATTATCAGGCGTATCCCCAAATCCAGTGCGGGAAAAATCAGCTTGAGCTACACCATCAACTTCAATGCCGTACACTAAATTAGATATATCATTATAAAAACTTAAAAGATTTAAAGCTGTACCATAAAATGTAATTTCTACAAAAGAATCAAAAGATGAAGTAGCAACGGAAGAACCATCAGGCGTAGAGAAGTTATTCCAATCCCCTACAAATCTTACTCTAACGTCTTTAGAATCTATTTCCCAAACAGCTTCACCATTAGGACCAAATTCATCAGATATTTGAGAAATAGAATTAACCATAACCCTTTCAACTGGCATTAAAGATTTAAGAGTATTAGACTCATCAAGCACTTGTGCTCTGTTTGTGATTTCAGTATGAGGAGCGTTAATATATACAGGTTTAATGAAGTTATCAAAACCCTCAGTGAGAAACTCACCTCTAAAATTTACGCCTGGTATTAATACTTTGCTCATCTATATTCTCCTAACTATTTAAAATCGTTTGTCTATCAGTTCTGAACTGCTCAATACGCTGCATTCTAGATACTCCATACGCCTTAACTGCATCTAAACAAGCTTGAGCATAGTCAGTAACTTTTTGATCTGTATCTAGCGCATCTCCAGCAGAAAGACCGCCTCTATCAAATCTAGCAGTTAATCCAGCTCCAGACCAATCGGCAGGAGTCTCAAGCATTAAAGTCCACGTCTTTTCGTATGCCGTAGCAGATTCAGTTGAAGTTGTTCCGAATACAGTAACCATCTCAGCTCTGACATCAGCATCCATTTGAGCGTAAGCAGCAGCTACTTGAGCTTCTTTTTCTTTTTGAGCGGCTACAGCAATCAAGTCGTGAGCATCATAGATAGCCTGTGCTAGGTCTTGAGCTGTCACAGCATCTCCTGCACCTGGCTCTGATTCTTCTTGTAGTTGAGTCTCATCAAGCAAGGCAGACTTGATGATCTGAGTCTTTCCGTCTCTTGCTAAAGAAATTCTACAAGCATCTCCACCTAGAGCTTCTTTCAAGGCTTCTAAGTCTACTAACTTGTCTATTACGATCTTTACGCTAAATTCTTTCATTTTTATTCACCTTTTTGCACTCTTCTAAGTTCTATTGAGTTAAAGTAGAGCTGCTCAGTAGACCCAGTATCTTCTTTTTCAAAGATAACTGTATCGCCTTTAACTTGGATTCTACCAGCAAATCCACCTGTAGCAATGTCTGATTTAAAGGCAATATCTTGAACTACCCCTAGACTTCCATCACTCATCACTTCTCTGGCAAGAATCCTTCCAGCAGTTAAATTATTAGCACCTGCTGATGGTCCCACTTTTTTAGCTACTACATAAATTTTACCGGAAGCTGACTTAACTAACTGAGATTCTTCAAAGTTAGTACTACTAACTCCATCAAAAGCCTCAAACTTAGTATTAGTCCCAGGAGATGTTACATCAGGAATGTAAGTAATTTCTGTATCTATGAAAAAGTCTGCACCTTGGCGGTCATAACATACCATTAGACTATCAGAGTCAATCCATTCTATGCGATTTAAACTCAATTTATTAAATTTGATAGAACTACTTACAGTTGTATAACCGTTGTAAGTATCAATAATACCAACACCATCAGCTATATCGACAGGAGAACTAAATACAGGAGTAGCCGCAGTTAAATCTTGACAAATACTAATATAAGCCCCTGAAGTATTAAAAGTTCCGTAACCAAGCACTGCTAGTTTATTTCCGAACTTTTTAATACCAAGAAGTGCATCATTGTTATTATCTAGATTTTGAATAGTAATTGCTGTTTCCCAAGTAGCTCCGTCATCATCAGAGTACCACATTTTTAAAGCAAACGGAAGAGTATTTTCCAATCCAAAAACACATATTCTGGTGTTACCTGCTCCGATATCTACAGCCTCTACATGGATTGGAGAATCAGACCATATAGCGGCAGTAGAAACTCCGTCTTTAACAGATGTACTGGATGACCAAGTAGCTCCAAAGTCACTAGATACTGCTAGATTATAGGCATCTGTAGAACCAGAACGTCCTCCAGCGTATAATTTATTGTTTACAGGATCGTATGCGGTTCTAATGTCAAAAGGTACTACACCTAAATTAACTAATGTAGTATTTGCTCCTAAAATCCAACTATCCCCCTCTTTCGTTAATTGATATGCTTCAATATCATCTACAGTATTTTCTGAGTAAACGATTACTGCTTTTGTTTCGTCTGAATTTATCCTAACATCAGGGTTTACTTCAAAGTAATTTGCAGTATTATTTGGTGATATACCTGTATCTTTACCAGTACCTACTCCTACAAAGTTTTTACCTGAGTCTGTCGAATACCAGTAAGCTAATCCAGTAGATCCAGCTCTTTGAGTAGCTGCTATAATACTCTCACCTTTACGATCAAAGCCCCAAATAGCAGCGTCAGAAGATAAGTTAGTAATCTGAGGCGGTACTTGCCTCCACTCTTCAACTTCTTCGTTGATTTGACGTTCTTTGTAGTGATTGGTAAATACACTTTCAAACCCAAGACCATTATCAGTGGCAAAAGCTACAGTTTGACCTGAAGCCTGAATACGCCCAGCAAATCCAGAAACACTGGATTTAAAGGCTAAATCAATTGCAGGTTCAGAAACATTTCCGTCAGTGTCGATTTCTTTAGCTAAAATTCTACCTACGGTTTGATTACTGGCAAAATTTGTATCTGCTAATTTAGATATTATAAATATTTTTCCGTTATCTCCTTGCATAACTTGTGCTTCTGAAAAAAGTTCTGGAGCAGTGTCGTCTCTAAACACATCTACAGTAGTGTTAGTAGCTGCAATATTACTAGTATCAGCAATTATAGAAGCTCTAGCACATCCTCTAACCTGATCTTGATTATATGCTGCTATTAAAGAAGTATCTGAAGTCCAAAGAATTCTACCTTGCGCTGCCATTCTTAAATTACTTGTGCTAGGAGATATTTCGCCATTACCTTGAGCTACTGGACCAACTTCTCCAGTAATCTCAACAGGCGTAGAAAAAACAGGTGTAGCAACAGTCATATCGTCACATATAGTTATATATAGAGAGTTTGGATTAGTAGCTGTATATAATGTAGCAGCTAATCGATTACCTCTTCTTTTAATACCTTGTATAAAAACACTTCCAGGGAGTGCTGGTCCTAATTGAACTCTAGTTTCCCAAGTAGCACCATCATCATCTGAGTACATTAAACTAGGAGTACTTACATCATTATCAAAAACAATAGCACATATTCTATCACCAAAGACAAAATTTTCGTAGACCCCAGAATAACCTACTAAAGCAGTACCAGCTCCATCTTCTACAGAATCTTGAGCACTAAAAGTAGCACCATCGTCATTTGAAACATAATAATACATATTATTATTATTTGAATCAATAGCTGTGAATAATATTTTATCAGCATTCTCATTAAAAGAAGCTCTTAATTGTAGTGTATTATTAGCAGTTGATACTATGGCAGATCCAGAATTTGATTCTTGTAATGTTAAACTACCATCGTCTTGAATAGTTCCATATCTACCGTAACTTAAAGTCCCACTTGATACCAATCCAATAAATACTTTTTTATTTCTAATAGCAATAGCTGGACTTCTTTCTAAATAATAACCTGATCCCTTGGTAAAGTTTGAAACTGTATTCAAATCCTCAGCCACAATTTGCCATGTATCACCACCGTCATTAGTAGATCTAATTTTATGTGGTGTACCAGAGTTCACATCGTGGCTTACCATTACTCCAAATAAAGGATTATCTGGATCAAAAGCAATTCTATAGGGTTCTAAATCTATAGACTGTGCATCGTTAGCTTCAGTTGGAAATTTCTCCCAAGTATTGGCTACATTTATCTGCTTAAGTCCGAAATTGTTGTAGACTACGTTCTCGATGTCTGCTGTATCTTCTACAGTTAACTCTTTCTCGCACTGCATATGGATAGTGCCATCGCTAGACACAGTTTGAATACGACCAGCGAAGCCTTGCTCATCTACGTTTGGCTTGTCGATGATGTCGATTTCTTGAGCAGCCTGAATAGAAGCTAGTTCTACAGATACATCGTCTAAGTCTAAAACTTCATTATTATTTAAAGGTCTAGCTAAAAGTAGGGTTTTATCTCCTTCAGCCCTAAAGTAATAAGTAATCAAAGATCCACTAGGTATTTCGGAGGAGTTTTGTAATCGCAATAATCTTTTGCCGGAATCTACAGGAATATCAGCTAAGGCTTGATTGTAAACCTCGAATCTAGGAGCATAAGTACCTGAAACTGTAGTCATTCTAAATTGCAATATGTAGAATTTTCCAGGCTCTGTATCTAGTTCTTGTAAAAATTCGATATTACCAGAAGATCCGTTACCCAATCTAGCGGCTCCAGAATTAAAATTTGCAAATCCGGTGCCAGTTGTTTCAGCAGTCCACCCAGAAATATCTGTATCAAAAGTTCCATTAGTAACCAACTCAGTTTTAGCTGAAGTGTCAACTGTCAACGTAGAGGCGACGATCTTACCCAACGTGTCATTATCACCGTTAGATCCAAAAGCACGTTGTCCTACAAACTGAAGTCCAGAAGCTACTTCTTGAAAGTGTGGTTCACTTAAAATAGAGTTACCACCAGTCTGGTTGTTGTCGTAATCATTATATTGAATGATTTGGGTGTTAGCAGCCACATTCGACATGTCTGTGGTTAATGACATATATCCATTACCGTTATTAGCATTAACATAAGTCAAAACCCCATCATCAGTTTTAATGATACAAGGTTCATTTCTGAAGAATGCTCTACCATTTGAGTTATTTTGAGAAGATCCCTCACCGTTAGTCATAGCTAGGTCATTAGATCCTGCGTCATCCCAACGAATAATCCCTCTTTCAAATGTAGGAGTAACTTGAGATAGATCAATTTCAGTAATCTGAGATCTAGCAGTATCCCCAACTCTGGAAAGAGTACCAGCACCATTTCCACTACCATGACTAGTAACAGTATGGATAAGCCATTTATCGTCAGAGCCTAAAAACTCACCAATAGGAAGATGCCATCCAGAAGAAAGATCTTGAGGAAGGTCGATAGATGTAGCCCAGTTATTACCTAGATCTTGATCGTCGGTGTAAAATAGGTTCCACCATCCACCAAAAGGAGCACCTTCACCACCTGTGAAGTAAGGAGCTGCTACGGCTAATCTGTTTTGAGCTACTTCTGAACAGGTTATATTATCAAACTCAACAACAGTACCACCCCCTGTAGTCTGTTCTAGTTGAATTTTAGTAGTTGTAGTAGTTGCTATAAAAGTAACCTGTCCTGATTGGACCTCAGCACTAAATCTGTAAGACCCTAACTGACCATTAGCAGCGTCTTTTACATCTAAAAAACCAAATCCTGGACCAGCTATCCTGTATTGATCTATTTTTATCGTATAGCTTTTTCCTACAGTTGTATTGATGATCTGTTCAGCTTGAGCTGCTGAACTTAAATTTATTCTTCCATTATTCCAGGTTATACTAGAAACCAATTCAGTCCATCCTGAAATATCAGTGTCAAAAGTGCCATTAGTAATTAGCTCAGTTGGAGTAACTGATTGACCTGGGACATCTACCACAGCGATTCTATGTGGTTGAAAATCTTGAAAAGATGCTATATTAAATTGAACCTGAGTAGCTACGTTCTTAACATTAGGTACTGTACCTGTCTCAAAAGTAGCACCCATGTCATTCGATTTATGTACGTAAATTTCTCTATCAGTATCGTTTATTGCAGTTACGTAGATAACTCCATTTTTTTCCACCGCATTAATAGCTGTTAATGATCCACTAAATGTAGAATCTGATATAAAGTTATCGAATGGAGATGATTGAAATTCATTTGATCCTCTTAGAGTTAAGTCTCCATTAGAGTCAATTTCGCCATAAAACCCACCAATTAAGTGTCTGGTAGAACCAAAGAAACTAAACGCAACAAATACTTTATTACCACGTACAATAACTCGTGGAGAACAAGAGTAGTATTCGTTAGTGTTATTCCAGTTAGAAGTTGATCTAGTATTAATTGTGGTCTCGTTAACAGAAAGACCACTATCTGCTGGATTTAGGTTCGCTAATTTCCAGCTTTTACCTTTATCTGTTGAATAAGAAACTCTCATTGTCCCTAAAGTATCTGAGTCAACTTGAGCAGAAACCACTACGTTACCGTCTGCTCCATTTCCGTGTAAAGCTACGTTGCCTTCAAAGAAGTTTGGCACTTCAGGTAAAGTTTCCCACCCAAGAACACCGTCTGTAGTATTAGGGCTGATATCAGTATCAGGCTGACAGTCAAAAAGATATCCACGACCGATCTCATCAACAACAACTTTTTCATCAGAAGTAGCTTTACCTACGATAATTGAGTTAGCTACTTGAGATAAAGCAATTTGACCTGCTGTACCGTTAGTGTAGTAGTCAGATCCAATTGTTAATCCAGATAGACCATCGGCTTCACCTGAAAGAATCCCAGTTACGGAACTCAAGGCAGCACCATCATTACGAGCAATTGCACTAAAGCTCTCAGATCTATGCGCAGCAGATACAGGAGTGAAAGACCCATCATCCTCAGTAGGAGGGTTAGAATCATTATCTGTATTAACCACTTGCCACATCTTCTCTCTTGAGAATGTGTGGATTCCAGCAGCACGATAGAATGTTGCGCTATCAGTTAAATCGATAGCACCAAATCCTAAAGTAGGTAGGATTGAATTAGCTCCAGAGGCAATTAGATTAAAAGTACCTGAGTTTTCAAATGTAGCGATTTTGTGATTTTGCTCTGAAAGAGTAATCACATAAGTATTGGCTCCAGCAGCTTCCATTTTTGATTTGATATCAGCAGCTAGAGCTGTGTATGGGTATAGATATTCACCCTGTGCAATAGACACAGTAAAATCTGATCCACCTTCATTAAAAGTAAGCTGATCATTAGATGAATCAATTGTAAGAACCTTACGGACCTTAGCGTAAAGAGCTTGACCTTTAGTGATTGCTTCAGCAGCTCTTAATCTAAGAGAACTGCCTCCACCGCCAGAGCCGCCTTTAATTTGATTCGATTTAATTCCTGAAGTCGCCATATTATTATTCCTTATATATCTATAATATCATATTATTTTATTCGTCTGCTAGTTCACCATAAAAGACTATCATATTAGCTACTCTATCCTGTGAAGAACCGCCTGCATCTGTGGTTACAAATCTAGAGGATTCTGGTCTTTTTTGAGAAGTGGCAATTGTTATGGTTCTACCTGTACCATCAGTCATACCTGCTGCAATCCAGTCAGCGTCTTTAAATGGAGTTTCAAAATAAACATCGAAAACACCAGCACTTATATCAATTACGGCAGATATATTAGATGATTTTCTTATTATATTGCCAGTATTTTGATCGAACAGTAACCATGCCTTTGCCTCACCTAAACTAGGCTTCACTTCTTCAATATCCTGCACCAAACTAAACTTACGCTCATCACTTGAGCTTTGGTTTCCGATCTTTAGTGATGGGTCATTGCGGTGGACTGGAGTGATCACATCGAAAGCGTGAGGAGTGAATCCGTTAGCTGTATTACTGGTTATCTTTAAAGTATGCAAAGTTAGAGGCAGTCCAGTAATTTCAACTGCATTATGGCTTCCAGATTGCCCATTATAAACTCCAGTCGCAGCAGTAAAACTACCACTGCCTCCACCAAGAATGTTTACCGTATATGCAGAAAAATCACTTGACCCATCTAATTCAAAAGTAGAATTGTTACTGGCTGAGTTACTTTCCCTTAGAATTATACCACTACCAAAAAAGCTTATTTGAATAGAATCACCAATGGTGTTGGTTTGAGGTAAAAATCCAGTAGTAAAACCTGCATCAAGACTTAAAGACCATCCAGATCCCCCATACACCGCTTCTCTAGTATTAGCTTTTTGTAGAACTCCAGTGGCTATTTCAAATGGGTCTTGATTACCTGATTGACTTACAAAATCAGCCATTAAATTATAATCTTCTAATTCAACTGCTGTAGCAGGTAAAGTAGGTCTTTTTGGTTCGTAGATTAATATATCTTGAAAACCTCCTGTATTTAACGCTGCGTTATTGAGTATTTTAACGGTATGGGTTCCGTAGGGAAGTCCCGATACAATTGGTTGAGTTCCATTTCTAGTATAAGTACCTTCTACATTACCATCTACAATCACATCAATATCAGGAAAATTAGTAGGCGAACCAGTACTACCAGAAAATAAATCTATACCAGTACCTACAAAAGTTATAGTTATAAAAGAACCTGAACCTCTTAATTGTATATCATCAACTCCATTAATCCTTACATTATTAGCTACTAGAGTTGTAGTTCCGTCATCTAATGTAAAAGCTAGATCTTTATCGGTAAAATCTATCGCTGAAAAATCATCAGCTCTATTAGCTCCAAATTCACGAAAGTTAATTCTTCTAACAAGTTCTTCATCACTATGATCCGCACTTCCTAAGTAACTAGGAGAAGCAGGTACTTCAGTAAAAGCTTGTTTAAGTGTCGCATCGTCAACATCAAAATAATTAATAACACGAGCACCTTTAGTTCCTGTTAACGCAGCAGGCTTATAGGGTAAGCTAGAAGCAGAAGCTAATTCAGCTTTAGCAAGTCCAGCATATCCTGTACCTGGAAGTACATCGGATTGAGCTGCTTCGTTTAGGATTTCAAAACCGTAGAATCTAAAACTGTTAGCGTTACCGCTATTCATAGCAAGTTTAACAGTATGCCACCCTAAAGACAGTCCAGAAATAGCATTAAATACACTATTTTGTTTATAATTTCTACCTGCTAATACAAATGAGCCAGTAAACATATCGACAGTTTGATTAAATACACCGTCTACACTCACATCAAAAGCAGCTTGCGCTCCTGGCTGTCTACCAAGCCAATTAATACCTGTACCATAAAAAGTTATCTCTACAAAAGTATTAGGATCAGATCTTTCAGGAGAATCTGCAATAACAAAAGTACCGTCGGACGTAGATTGTACGTCCCAATTCCCAACAACTCTGATTCTGGAGTCTTTTGAGTCGATTTCTTGTGTAATTTGCCCATTAGGTCCAAATTCATTTTGTAGCAAGGACAATGAGTTTACCATTATCCTATCAACAGGCATTAAACTCTTAAGAGTCTGTGATTCGTCTAGAACCTGAGCCCTATTTTGGATCTCTGTATTTGGAGCGTCAATGTACGCAGGCTCTACCATATTATTGAAGCTAGATTTGATGGACCCATCTTCAGCAGAACCGAATGGAGTAAAGGGTTCACTTGGTTGTACGAAACCTAAAAGCCCACCTTCCATTTTAATTTCAGTGTTATTAGATCCATCGTGCATTTTTACCGAGCCTGGTCCTAAATGGATATCTCTCCATCTATTTCCAGCAGATCCTAAATCATATACGTTGTCTTCAGCAGGTATAAGACTAGTGTTAAGTGCATCTAGTTCAGCAACACGATATTGTGCTTTATGAACTCTAATAGGAGTTTCGGCTGGTAATGGTTGAGGGTTTCCACCTACAATCTCATAAATATCTACATACTTACCAGCAGCAGCGTCTTCTTCGTAAACTACGTTTCCGTCAGTATCGTTTTCGCCTACAATAAGTCTTTCAATGTCCTGACCGTTAACTTCAACATCAAGATCACCACGAGGAGCACCTGCGTCACCACCTGGGTTGTAAGAAAGAGTACCGTCTAAAGTTAAACGAGTTTTATTTGAAACAGTTGAAATAGTACAATTTACTGTACCAGTATTGTCGGCAAAACCACGAGCAGATATTAATGTTTTCTCTGCAAGTCCTAAGCCCTCAAATGTATTTTCAATATTTACAAGCTCAAAACAGTCATCAACTACAGCAGCAGCATCGTTAACTTGAGCATTAGCGTTTGGATTTAATGTGATTTGAGTTGAATCACCAGCATTATTGACTTCCATGTATTCGTGAGCAATACTTATATCACTATTAGCAGGAACTTGAAAACTATCAACCTTCTTCATTAACACACCATTTCTGTAGAAACTATGTGCATTTGAGTTAAAACTAAATGTTTCGTTAAATGTTATGGTATATCCAGTTTGACCCTCTACTTTATCTCTGATGACAGATATAGTACCACCACCGCCAGCTCCACCGCCTCCGGTGAACTGAACAATCTCATCATCAGTAATGTTTTCAATTGTTCCGGCATTGTTAAAAAGAGTAATATAACCAATAGTAAGAGCTTGTCCTGAAGGCTCTGGAAATTCTGCATCGTCTTTTACTGCGTTAGAAGCAGCACCAGGAATAATTACGATTTCTGCGTCTTCATTGATCTCAATTAAAACTCTTAAATATTCATTGTTTGTGATTGTAATAGCAACATTTTGCCCAGCACTTGGAACAGCATCGTTACCAGAAACAGATGGAAAAGTAATTGTACCACCAGCAAAATCAAAAATAACATTATTGATTGGCTGGTTAGTTCTTTTTCTTAAAGTTTCTGGGTTAGTTATGATATTTGAACTAATATTAAGAATAAGATCAGAAGGATTACTTGCACGAAGGGCAAAAGGAGGTGTAACCTCTAAATCTATAGCAGGCAATATTTGCTTTAATGTTTTGTTTGAATCTACACCAGTCAACTGCTCTAGAGCTGACCTATGTTCTGATTGTCTGGAGTCAAATCTTTTAATTGTCATATCTTATCCTAAATAATAAGATGACACAGCTATACTGATCTTTTTTGAAGGTCGGAATAGCGAGTGTGTCACATTCATTCCTTTATATTTAATTTTTAAATTATAAGTCTCTTACTTTCCTAAAGTTTATTAAATCCCCTACTTCTAAGTCAAAAGTAAAGGTAATTTGAGTTCTAGTTCCACTTCCAACGTATGCATAATCCATACCGTCTTCCATTTTTTGACCATTTAGGTGAATCTCTAACTCAACACCTTGATAAGTTCCACTATTTGGTAGTGTTACAGGGTTTCCAGCAGTAATAGGATTTATCTCATCAGCTCCAGGAGTCCCACTTACAACCGTAAGCTCCTCATCATATATATCTATATCAGCAGCTAAATCAACTCCCCTAAGAACACCATTTATAGTTTGAACATATCTTGTCATATTTATATAATACCATATAGTTAAATTATACTTACTACCTGTACAGCCTGAACTAGAATCTTGTTAGTTTCAAGAACCATACCTACTCTTACAACAGCCTCATCGTTATTTGAAGGAGCTGTCACAGAGAAAGTACCGTCAGCCGTTAAGAAAACAGGCAATCCAATATCCCCAGCACCAAAAGGTGTATCAGCAGATCCAAGCTCAACTTCTCCAAGCATAGTTACATCCACTGGATCACCAGCAGTTAGAGCTGAACCGCCTACTTTAGCAATTCCAATAACATAGAAATCATCACTTGAAGAAGCGTCAATTTCAGCTTTGAAAATTCTTCCAGCAGTCTCACCTGATTTGGCAAGCCTAACTAAATGAAGTTTATCGGCTGCCATAGCCTCACCAGCGTCAAAAGATCTCTTAATAACAGCATGTTTATGTAATGAGTCAGCATTTGAGGCATCTGTCAAAGTCTCAGCTTCAGAAGCAGAAATATCTGTAGAAGCAAAGAATGTAACTGCTTCAGCAAGCTCAGCAGCATCAGCAAGTTTAGAAGTCTCAATTGCAGCACCAGCAGCTACTTTAGCATTATCCACAGCACCAGCGGCAAGTCTAGCATTATCGATACCTAGATCTTTAACGTCAAGTCCAGCAGTAACTCTCTCAAGAGCACCTGAAGGATCTACTAGAACTCTTAAGCTACCACCAGAAAACTCTAATCCTGGATCAGAAGCTAACGAAATACTAACAGCACCTGAAGAAATTGCAATACCGTTGGCAGCAGTAGCATCAGCAAGCCTAATATCAAATCCTACCTTAGTAAGACCTGTTGAAGCAGTTGTTGATTCAAAATATTTTTGGTCCCAAGAAGAACCGCCCCATTGACGTAATGAAGAAGACTCATCGTCAACAGAGATAAACATACCAGTTGTAGGTGTAGTGGCAATCCAGCTAGAACCGTCAAATTCAACGATATCACCAGCAGAAGCACCATCCCAATTTGCATTAGGAGCACCACCGTCATGTGCTAAAACATACACATCACCACTTACTTCAGTAGGTGGAGCTAGTGTGTTGTCTGTAATATAATCAATGGCACTTTGTCCGTACCACTCAAAATTATTAATGATTGATCTGGTGTTTTCAGCATAATCAGCTAATTCTTGAAGATTTGCCTTGGCAGATCCAGACGCTGATAACACGTTACCAGTGTAAGACCCCATATCTGCGCCAGAACTTCCTAGTGCAGACTGTAAGTTACCGATATCAGTAGAATTTGTTGCAATATCGCCAAGATCAACATCGGTGTCTGGCATTGTGATGGTTCTTACTGTACCTGTAGTAATTCCAGCAGCTTGGAAAGCTATTTTCTTAGTATCATCACCATCATCAGAGATACGGAATGTACTATCATCAAAATCAGGAGATCCAGCAGTAGCTAAAGCGGTATCAATTGATGTTAACCATGCTTCAACATTTGCAGCGGCTGGAGAGTGATTGGCTGCTGTAGCCTTTACACCGATCAACTCCGCACCAGAAGTACCAGCAGCACTACCTAGTTCTGTTTCCGTATAATATCTATTGTCGAATGTCCCATCAACCGCAGCGGCAGATTGAACTAATAGAAGTTTATCTAAAATTGCTTTAGTAAGTTCAGTTGAGGTAGATCCACCATCTGTGGTGAGTTTTAAGGTGTTTGTAACCAGTGAGTTTTGCGTGAGATCAATCCCTCTGATCGCACCACCAGCATACTGCCTTAATCTAGTAATATCAGCCACTTATTTCTCCTTATAAGATCTTCTTTATATTTTATAGATTGCTATTGTTTTTGTTTTTTAAAGAGAGCCAATTATTTGGATGTCTATAATGATATCTTTATTTGAAGGGTTTTCTTCATTTTGAACTATAATACCTAATCTAACCACAAAATCACCCACAACAAAGCCATTAACACCTATTTCTGGGGTTATATTTGTAAGATTAGAGGATTTGTCTAAAAAAATAACATCACCTGTATTAAATGAGGTGGTTATATTTTTAATTCTACCTTTTGAGATAACACTTACACTATCACCATTTGCAACATTTGATTCTAAAGCTCCAAATATAGAATATACCTGATCTCTGTCAGTAACATCTATCATGCCGATAGATCCATTTCCAAGCACCCTTACAACAGTAAGTTGACTCAGTAAACCACCAGTACTATTAACAAAGCTTCCTGCTACCTTAGAGGTAGGTGTGTTAAAAATGCCTTTTTCTAAATTTGATGGGTCGTAAGACATTCGATCTCCTATATTAAGTGCCAAACAGATCCGTCAGATACCAACTTTCTGGATTGATATTGGGTTGTAAGATCTATAGATGAAGCACCATCAATTGTCTGAGCACCAAAAGCATCAATAGTGACAATATTTGCTGAAGCGTCAATTTTCTTTATGTCTAATTCTTTACCTGTAACAGTTGAAGCATCTGGTAGACTCAATATGATACCACCACCATTTGCATTACCTAAAACAATATCATCTCCTGCTAATATATTGTCTGTCATAGCCACAGTTCTCAAAGATCTGGTAGCAGCAGAAGAAGGAGCACTGATAGTAATTTCATTTGCTGTTTGATTTAAAACAACATTAGTTCCAGCTACAATGGTTTTGAATTGTAAATCCAATCCAGACTTACCAGCAAATATGACCTCACCAGCACCAAGATTGACACCATCGTTAGCTTCACCTACAGAACCTCCTCCGCCAATGTATCCACCAGCAGTATCGATTCTAACGGTAATTATATCGCCAAGCTCTAAATCAATTAGAGTTTCAAATACGTTTGATCCACTTCCAGCAATACCTACTTCAGCCCAGTCAGTACCTAAACTTAAAAGCTGACCGTTGAGGTAAACTTCTAAAGCACCTTCACCTACAATATATAACTGAGTAGAATCAGAATCCCTAGAATCTAAAGGCATTGTAATATTAGATCCAGCAGCTACAGGACCATTGATTTCATTATCACCTGAAGGAACGCCAGCAATTACCTCGATATCTTCTTCATAGGCGTTGTCATTTAAGATATCACTAATCTCACCTAAAGTAAGATTATCGCCTTCTACAAGTTTAGTATCGTCCCAAAGCCATACGGTATCACTAGAATCTCTTACAGCAAGAACAAATACGTTTTCACCTAGAGGTACAGCGTCAGTATTGGCTACCGTAACACCTGAAAGGTCAGGTATTGAAAAGTTGGCATTTCTATCTATTAAAAAATATGCAGTTTGATTGGCTGCTAATGTAAGTGTACCGCCTAGACCAACATCTCCATCTACATTAGAGCTTGGAATAATTATATTTAAGTTAGGAGTACCACTTGATTTAGAAAATGTAATTTCTTGGTCTGATCCATTAGTTGTTTTAGTAACAACTTCATAATCGGGTCCAAAAGTTATTGTTTTATCTTGAGCCTTATTAGCTACCATTGAAGTTAGCTTAGAAGACCTAACGGTTAAGTTTTCACCGTCTACTGTATTGTAATTTTCTGTACCTGTAAGAGCATCTGTGGCTAATACATTATAAAGAGGGTCAGAGTCAGAATCGTTTGAAGACCCGATATAAGCAAGTAATGCAGCAGGAACCTGGTCAGAAATCTGAAGCTGTTCACCTACTTCTAATTCAGCATTTAAAAATCTAAGATAAACTCTAGCCTGTCCAGCAGAGTCTGCTCTCATAAATAGCCAATAAGTATCCGCATCAAAAGGAACATCTTCAATATCAGCTACTTTAATATGTCTATCTGTAGAAGGAGCAGCATCGGTTCTGTAATTACCCCATGCTATTTTAGCATCTGTACCATTAATACCTGTAGAAGCACCGCCAAAGTTTTGAGTAAGAGTTACTTGACTTGTAGAGTCAACTGATAAAATTTGATAATAAGATCCATCACCTTCAGAAGCTACTTTAACATAGTCTCCGGCTTCAAGATCTGTAGTCCAAGGAATGGCTCCGACAGAAGTTACTTCATCAGCACCGTTTGTAAAAACTAGCTGAGGAATTACATCTACACCACGAATTAATTTTACATAAGCTACCTGGTTATCGTCCAGGTCAATATCTGTAGTGGCTGGGTTAGCCTCAATTTTATATTTAAGTCTGGTAGATACAACCGTGAGAAACATATTCTCATCCCAGTTGATCTGTCCTGGATTTCCACTGTTATGCTCAATATAGCCACGACCAGTGAAAATAGTGTGACCGAGGTCGTACTTTAAGCTAGTTAGAGAACCAGCGTTGTTTTCAGAGTACCAGTATGTAGTACCCTTAATTTGCTTGATCTCTGTTTTAAGAGCTTCATCGTTTTCTTTAAATGTACGAATCTGCTTGTCACCGCCTCTAAAGGGAGAAGAGGTAGAGCTTGATGACTGCCAAAAATTCTCTTGACGACCTTCTGTGTGATTGTCCCATGGATACTCATGGAAGGGATCTGGGGTAGAGCTTCCAGCAGTACCTAGTCTGAACAACATTGGTCTGCGGTCTTGTATATTCAATACGTTATTAGATGAATCTGTCTCCACAATAGCAATAGGAAGGACATTTGAAGTAAATAACGAGGATGAAATTACAATTTTATAGTCTAGCGTTTCGGCTAGTGGAAGTGTCTTTGTGATCTCTGACTTAGTAGTGGGATTCCAAAGGTAAGTTTGAGCTGTAGTAGTATCGTCAACTTCCCTGGTAAACTCTAAAGAAACATAGTTTAGAGCACCTGGTGTAAAAGCACCTTCAACTCTAGTATTAGTGGTAGCACTAAGCACTTGATTTGACTCGCCCACAGGTAACTCAAAGAAAGTACCTGATTCATCTGACGCACCGTGTAATATAGCAGAATCCTCAACAATAAGCTGAAGACCATTTGCAGAAGCTCCAATAGAGCCTGCCATTTCAATGTCAAAACCACGTATTACGTATGATTTGGACTCACCAAGAACAAAAGACGCAAACATCTCATCAAAGTCATTTCTGACCGCTGATTCTATAGATCTAAGATGTGGTACGTCTACACGCTGTTGATTAAGCCAATTTTGCGAACGCTTAACTGCCATATGTTGTTTCCTATATCTCTACCCTTATAATACCATGAAATTGTACAATTTTTTTGGGGTAATATGAGGTGGGCATTTATTTAAAGATTGCTATTGAGGACTTGTATTAAAGATTGCCTTTTAGAGTAGATTATGATAATATCGTATTATGGAGGTAAAAATGGACAAATTAGAAAAAGAAGCAAAGAAAAAAAGGTCAACTGACGTATATTCAAATACTTACGACAATGGTGGGTGGTCTAAGCGTGACGCACTGCCTACAGGAGATCCTATTGGGGATGTAGTGGAAGAAGAGAGTAAAGACAAGAAGCCTAAAGCCGACTTTGCCAAGTGGATTGAGGATACAAAGAAATACAACAGTACAATGAGAGGAAGATTAATAGTACCTCAAGGTAAGGATTTAAACATAAAAGCCGAAGATTTCTATGGATTTCCTGAAATAAAGAAATGTTGCGAAAAACCGCAAAAATATAAGAATATTATTAGTAACAACCTCAAATTTTGGGCGTGTAGAAACTGTGGAGCTGATTTAGGAGATGTCGAATGAAAGTCAAAGAACTTATAGAGAAGCTTCAACAATTTCCAGAAGATATGGAGGTTTTTACATATGGTGTGGCATGTACTGGTAATAGATTCAAATATTTAGCATATGAAGCAAATCCTCAAGAAGAAAGATTTGTAAAACTAGAAAAAGACATACTTATAGCTCAAAGACCTTGTGAGGAGACTAGAGGGGCAAAAAAATGTCTCGTGATTTGACCGATGAGGAAAAATTATTAAAAGAATTTGAAGAGATGTTAGGCTCTGTCAATGACGCTCATATTGATGAAGAAGATGATGAGGATGATTTTGGATTTTATTTTCCACCACATTTTGTTAATTACCCAACAGACAAAGATTTAGAATATCCCAGCAAAAAGAAAGAAGAAAAGAAAGAAAAAGATGAGCCACCTCCAATACCTAAAGAGGCTACTTGTAAGCACAAGAACAAGAAAAAGGTTATTATAAGTGCTACTATGAAATTTTGGATTTGCAAGGACTGTAAGACTGATTTAGGAGATGCTTAATGGATTTTAGAAACCCTATAGAGGAACAAGATGGATGGAAACTTTTGGAAGAAATTACTATTAATGATAGGACACTTATCGCTTGGTACAATCCTAATGATTCTATTATTAGTCTCATTATTACGCACCTGTGCGAACAACCTAACGAACTAAGTAAAAGAAGCCCTTATACAACTTGGGGATACGTAACACATATGGAAACCAACATGTACACATGTGCTGAGGCTGCTGAGGTTGTTTCCTTATACTTACAAGATATAGAAAAAGAAAATGCGTGGTGGGAAAATGCTTAAACAACATTTATTTGTAAATATTATGATGATATTGCAGGTAGGAGCTATTTTTAGTTATTTTTACAATAAAAACTGGGGCTTAGCAGTGTATTGGATGGCTTGCTTAGCGATTAATTTTGTAGTAACATATGTACTAGGGAGATAGTTATGCTAGAACTTATTTTACTACTAATAACACCATTTGTCTTATTTGCATTGTTTTTTGGAATACCAATGACTTATGGTGACAAAATAAGTAGAAACATGCTTGAAGACTATAATCCAAACGATATTAATTCATATCAAGAGCATTATACGGAATAATACCTTTGAAGTTAAAATTCAATTTAACAATTCCCTTTGCACTGATCTGAACATTTTCGTTGGTTACTTTGCATTGTGGAATAAATATAAGTTTAGTATCTGACTGTCTATCTCTGATTTCAATTGAAACATATGGAGCTATTAATCTTTGGTTAATTTTAGTTGTAGCGTCCTTACCCTGTAGTCCACCGGATAATTTTAATCTCAATCCTGAAATAGATCCTTGAACTGATATTCTATCTGTAGATATTTCTTGAGCAAATGGAGAATCGATACCATATGTCTCGGACTCACCATAATCAATGGTGTAAGATATCTGCTGTACCTCTGGGTAAAGCTTTCCTCCTATGAACAATTTACAATTGGCTCCTGCCAATACTACTGATTGAGACATTTAAACTCCTAAACTGGATCTTCACCCCAGACGTAAAATTTATCTGAGAATTCTGTACCCCATTTAGCTAACCCTATGTCGTTCGGGTACAACACTGTAATAACGACCTGTATACCTGTAGCAGCTACCAGATTAATCAAGTCCTGAGCATATATACGACCTGATACAACGTCTGTAATATAAAAGGGATAATCAGAGCCATCTCTTGCTACATCATAAGGAAAATCTTGTGCCACTAAGGATATATTAGTTCCTGCACTATGTACATTCTGAAAAGAATAAGATGGGTTAATTAATATTTGAGTAGTTGATGGTCTAGATATATAAGGTACTGGACCCTCTTCTTTTGAAGTTCCAAAACCAAATATAAGCTTACCTTGATCATCAGGTATATCTGAAGCATCGTCTACTTCAATAATAAGACTTGTGTTTTCATCTATGTCTTCAGTTGTATTACACTCTTCCCCACCAATCAAATATGGCTTGGCTGGATCAAATGTATAAGGACCAAGTTGATCTAGATCAGATGGACCTGTATCGTGTAAGTGAGCAGCACCTTGTCTATCACGTCTTACAACTCTGGTTGTAGCAGGTACGAATACTTCTAATAATCTATTTTCTGTTTGATATGCAGCAGCATAATTAACTTTAGAATTTAAAGTGAATCTTTTTGGGTTAAAAAATAAAATACCCTCATCAGTACCTTGTAGTGTTGTTTCAGGAATACCAGCAGGATTTTCCCATTCTACATAAGCTTCACCTACCAAACCACCGCTTACTTCTGTAATAGTGAAAGTACCTTGATTTGCACTATCAAAAGCAGAACCAAATATATTTACATAGTCATCTTTTTGAACTACACCAATAAATGGGTTTGGTCCACCAGACCAAGTAGCTCTAATTACACCACCTGGCTCTTGAGATAACGTCCATTGAGTAGCTGCTACACCACCAGTAGGTCTGATCTCAGAAAACTTTAGCTTGTTTTGAGCTTTACCACCACGAACTCTTACTGAAGAGGAAGGTCCATTGGTTTCAGATATAAGTGAAACATACCCACCATTACCATCATCTCTGGCAACAGCAGCACCTGTTTTACCTAGCCTTCTAATTTCTTTCGTAATAGCATCTGCTACTTCTTGAGCTGTAGCTGAGTTTATATTTGTAAATTGATTTGTTGTAAATGTAACTTCTACAGGCTCTTGATCATCATACTGAATAATCAATGTATCACCATCGTCTAGATCATAAGTCTCAAATTCTTCAGAGAATACTGTAGCTCTTACAAATTCATGACCATACATTACCCTGAGGATTTCATGAACAAGATCTACAACCTGTTTACGAGTAGAAACCTCAATACCAATTTCCCTAAAGACTTCATCAGAAAGACCAATATTGTCTGGTCTAGTAAGATTACGACCAGCTAATAGTTCATCAAGATATCTACCATCAGCCGTTACAATATATAACTGATCATTAACAGCTTCTACATTGTCTATTAAATGTAAAGGACCACCAGCTAAGGCTTCTAAGATAGCGTCAGTCTTTTCACCCCTAACAGAAGGGTTTAAATACTGCCTAAGCCTCTGCTTTTCCTTATCTCTAGTACTTGCCATTACTCAACCTTAGAAATAGTAATATCGTTAACGATATCTAAAATAAGTGCTTTTTCACTTGGATTTACAACAATCACATCGTTATTGATATCGTATTGAGGAGATGTTACAGAAACAGCCTTAACACCTGGAATACTATTAACAACAGCCACAATATCAGAAATCGCAATAGAAACACCTACATCGTTAGAGTTGATAAGTGCTGCGATATTATTTCTAGCTTGCTCAACAATCTTACTAAAAGGAATACCTGTATTAACACGTACACCTACACCTACCTCAATTCTTCTAACTAGAGGTGGTTCAATAAAGATTTCAGCTCCAGCAGCAGCAACACCAGGGTATGTTACATTATCTCTTGGATCACCGTAAACAATTCTATTTGACTCTGCAATAAGACCTGTGTTGTATCTATAAGAATCAAGACCACGCTTGACCTGTGTAGGAAAGTTCAATTTACCAATTGAGCTGAATGTAATTTCCCCAGCGTCCTTATTAACCTTTAAAAATTGCTCATCAGTATCGAAGGTTAAAATAGTTCTATTACTATTAGCAGGATCTACAGTTTTATTGTAGATTTTCTTATATCCAGAGTATAGGAGTGATTCTTCTACATATACCTGAATAGCTTTCTCTTCTAGCTGTACATTTGTCTTGGGAGCTAGAATAGAGCCTACAATAGCCTTTTCCTTAGATATAATATCTATAATTACATATTCTCCAATGTTATCACCGTCAAATACATCACCAGATACAATGAACCTGTCTCCTACAACTGTAACGTCATATTCAGAAAACTTAAGAGAAGGGGTGTGAATTTCAAAAACATCTGAAATAGTAAGACCTGTTTCATTTACTGCTTTTGCATTTACAACTTCGACAAAATTATCTCCAGAGTCAACTACTAAAAATTCACCTTGATTATCAGCGTTAAAGTCTGTACCGAATGTAGCTACATCACCCATCCTAGCAACACTTAAATCCGGCTGAGTTCCGTTAGTATCCCATTCAACTCTCATAATACCACCAGTGGCTACGACATCAAATTGAGTAGTGCCGTCAAACCCTAAAGATCTGAGGTTATCTACCACATCTACAATTTCCTCTACAGCATTTTCATTTTCGATATAAAAAGAATTTTCATATGTTCTAATAACTCTAAAAGTACCTTGGTTAAGAGTAGCAAATGGATCTCCAATTATTACTGTATCACCTTCTTCAATTTTAGCTGAAACAGACATACTGCCAGCAATTAAAGACTCGGCTATAGCGTCTACACCTGAAGAATTTTCTACTACGATAGTAGTTCCGTCATCAGATGTACCTATAACTCTGAAAGAACCGTTGTTTTCTGCAACAGATAATCCAGATATGGTGAAAATATCACCTCTTTGAGCTTCTATAAAGTTTACAGTACCTGAGGCTACAGTATATTCTGTAAATCCTGTATCATCATTTTTATCAACTGAAATGTCAGCAGCACCATCGTTTATCTCAACAGTTTTGCTAAATACTGGAGCAGATCCAGTTCCATCCCAAGTAACACATACCAATTTACCGTGTTTTTCGACATGAAAAGTTCTACCTCTATCTCTAAAGAAATTTCTAGGCTCACCAAAATAATGATTACCTTCATCTCTATTTGCTAGAGTTATAGTAGTCTGTCCTGCTGTAGGTACGTTATCTTCAAAACTTACAGTAGTAGCAAAAGCAAGTCCTACATCTTTCTTTTGAGCTTGAGCGGCACTTAATTTAACCCACTGACCAGCTTCAAAACCAATTCCAGAACTCTTAGAAATTACCGTATTCATGAATTCAGTATCAGGTACTCTAGAAGCAGCCTGTAAAACCTGAGCATCAGCAGAATTACCTTTACCGCCAGTAACTTGGACAACACCATTAGACCCTAAAAGATCTGTTCTGAATTGAATTTTACTTTCTCTTTCAGATGTAGTCACCTGAGCAAGTGTTGTGATACCAGTTACGGCTAAGATGTTCATAAAATCCACAACCTGCCTTGCGGTAGTGGGGATCAATCTAATTTGCTCACCAGCATTAAATGCGTAAGCATTAGCTGTTGCTGTGGTAAAACTAGGGATTGTAAGGGCTTGTTTAAGTCTAAATTGATACGTTGGAGCTACAGCGTCTAAATCACTATTTTCAATCCAGTTAATACCGTCAAACAAATCAATTCCTGTAGCGGTAAAATCTGTATCTTCCTCTGTAGACTTAGCTAAAACACCTGCACCAGTCAATCCATTATCATCAATAAGTTCTGCTGTTAAGTAATCAGCAAGATTATCAGTAACATAAGTTACAATTTCATCAGCAGTGGTATCGTTATTTTCAAATAAGTTAATTGTAGTAGAAGTAAGTGTTGCTCTATCAATCTCAGCGACAGCAGCTCCAACTTCTCTAATAACAGTAAAGGAAGAGGCTGTGGCAGAATCTACTCTAAAAGTACCTGTGTTAGCTGGATCAAACTCTCCATTATCAGTAATAGTAGCATAACCGCCTGAAGATAGTGCAGCATCAATTGTAGGAGCTGTACCAGTTCCGTTCCAAGTGTACGTTACCTCATCATACGTACCGAAAGTGGTAATTGTAACATCCCACTCAGTAGTTCCGTCAATATTATTAGATATTGGATTTCCTGATTTAAGATTGATTCTTACACTTGTCTTGTCAGTAATAAAAATATTGTGTCCAATTTCTTGGTTAGCTACTGTAGGATACGTATAGCCTACATTGTATCTTTCACCAGCCAATCCCCACTCAGCAGATCTATAAAGAATAGCGTCTTCATTTACCAAAGGATTAGTAGGATGAAGTACATTTCTTGCTTTCATTAGTACTTTATAATTTTTAAAGTCAAAAGTACCACCAAAGAACTGTTCAAATTCAATACCTGCACCAGAGTCTACATCATAAGCTCTGAAGTTATTTGAGTTAATACCCATAGTATTATTGACCTCAGCAGTTCTATACATATTGATTGGGAATGTTTTCTCTGAGGGATCGTTATCTAAAATAACAACAATACTATCATTTGCAGTAAACTGAAAAGTATCAGCTATATAATACCTATCGTTTTGTCTAAGTCTTCTAATTAATTGAGAAGGACTGATGTTTACAGTCAAACCAGATAGAGAATCTATTTGATTTCTTTCTTTTGAAGCCATACTTTCTTGAATTGCAGTTAGAGGCTCTAAAAAAGATACGATTACGTTAGGATCTACACCCAACACAGCCAAGTCTACTGCACTATCAAAATCACCTATAGTAGAATTTGGCGGATCTGCGTCAGTATCGTCAGTAATTAGGTTATGAACAAACAAAGGAAAGTCTGAATCTGAACTTTCACTTTCATAGAAAGCAAATAGAGAGATTTCACTTTGACCTCTAGTATTTTCAGTAAAATTAAGAGCTTTTGCTGGGTCATTAAAAGTAACAACAAAAACCTCACCATCTGTATCTTCTGATTCAGTAGTTACTATTAATATCTCATCGCTTTCAGTTGAAGAAGTGGCTCCTACCAAGGAATCTCCCAAAAGACTTGCAATAGTGTTAATATTATAAGCACCTGCTGGTATCTTAGTTTTTTGAACAGCTTTATCTGTTCTCACAATAGCAATACCTTCACTCCAAACAATTGGACCTTCAGCAACAGCCGTTACGAATTCATTAGGGGTTACTTTGAGATCTATTGTACTACTTGTCTTAGCTTGAACTCTAGCTTCTAGTCTATTACCTGCTGCTAAATCCTCAGACCAAATTATGACCCAATCTCCTACCTCTACATTATCAAATGCTGTGGCATTATTAGACTCATATCTGACGATATTAGCTGATGGCTTAGTAACAGTAATTGTTGTATCTGCCGTAACACCAGTGTTGACAAATATAGCGTCTTTATTATCAATTAAAAACCACACATAAGCATCGTTAACTAATGTAATACTCCCACCAAGGATTGGTGCTGAATCTAAACTACCTTTTGTAAATTCAGTACCAGCACTAAGACTATCGCCTTCTTCAAGTGCTTGAGAAAGTTTAAATTGAGCTGTGTTTCTTGATAGTGTAAAGTCAGACTCCTTACCTTGAGCCGTAAGTCCTTGGGCAAGTGAAAACACACCTTTATTAACTAAGGTAGATATATTATTGATAGCAAGTTCTGCTCTAGATGTCTGACCTAAGTTTGAATTAAGGACAATTCTATTTCCATTAATAGAAGCTGTAATACCTGTAACTTTTTCGTTAATCACATTAACCCATGATTGTAACGAGTTATTTTTATCAACAGTTACGTGAGTACCTTCAGCCAGGAAGTCTGAATCATTAAAAGTATAAGTTATTTCATTAGTACCATCTACTGATATAATCAATGTCTCGCCATCAGCGATAGTGTTTGACCAGTTAATTTGTTCTTCTGAAGTTACCTGGGCAACACGACCATTTCTAGATAGTGGAAGTTTATTTTTAAAAAGTCTTAGCGTTTGAATCTCACCAGCAGGAAGACCTAGTGCATCACCTGCGTCACCGCCTGTAGTAGGACTTGTCTTTTCCACAAACTCATCAAGCTCTTCTCTTGCAAAGATACTAATTCTAGTTCCGTTATCAATAGTACGAGCTGAGAATGTGATATTTGGGTTTGCATTAATAGAAGCAACAACTTCAAATGCAGTAGCGTTTCCGTTTGATCTAAAATCACCCTCATTAAAAACATGTTCGCTAATATCTCCACCTACCAAAATAGCAAGCCTGTCATTAGGGCTAATGCTAAAAGGAGATGTTTCGTTAGAAAGTAAAGATGCTTTAGCTACTGAAGTCTGACGACCTCCTGTAGCAAGTTTGAAAAATCTCTCACCACCTAATGCAGAGTCTACAATAAATTCTAGACCTGTACCAGCAGCAGCTTCTTCATATCCAGTGCCGTCATCGATAAACAGTGTAGTTTTCTCACCATCAGAGAATATTTCATTAGATGTAACTGTAGCATTCTCATCTGGAGCTTGAGCACCTAGCACAGAAGAAGTTACAGCAATTGCTGTACCAAGACCACGAGAAATCCTGGCTCTTTTAATTTTAGATCTAATTTCATCATCGGTATCTGAGTTTTTACCTGTATTAAAACCAATGTCGTTTGTAACCGTAGCACCAGTAAAAGGTGTTGCAGCAAAACGCTTAATGGCATTTCTAGGTACGTTACCTTCACTGCCTGGAATTTGTGCAGCAACAGGTACGTTTGTAATTACGTTCTCACCATCAAGAATTACAGCTTGCTGGGTTAGGGTAAAATTAATATCAGATGAAGCACCTGAAGCAGGAGAGGATACTACCTCACCAGCAGAAACAGTACGAACCCCACCCTGAGCTAGGATTACTGATTCAGATATATTGTGAAATTTTGTTGTTGGGTTAACAAGAGTAAGTTCCCAGAAGCCTCCTACCTGAGTAGTAGCACTATAATCAAGTGGACCCTCTACGTTAGGAGTTCCACGACCAATATAAATTTGACCTGTAGTAGGAAATTCAGAAGCATCTGAAACACGGATAATACTTGAACCGATATTTGGAGGGTTATCTCCAGCATATATTTTGGTAGCAATCTTTTCAAAAGAACTATCACGGATAGTAACAGTACCTGTAGCTACCTTATCACCTGAAATGGCGATATTTTCTTCTTCTGCAATTCTTTTGAGCTTTTCCCCTGTTGCCCTGTCTACGTTGAAATCTCTAAGTATAGAGAAGTTATCGGCTGATGCTCTGTATACTGATTGAGCTACTGCCTCAAAGAAAGAGGTTACTACCGACCCTGTGTTTAAGTCGTTAACACCAATTTTAGCAACGTAGGTTCTCAGCATATCACCGAGAATTTGCTCATACGATTTTGGAGTTGGAGTTCCTGACATATTAATCCCTCTTATTTATATAATACCACACTACAAGTCAAAAGTTATTGGAACCACACCAGTTCCATTAGCCACTTTAACCGCCATATCTATGGCTAGTGTTGCACCATTAAGTCTTATACTTATTCTTTCGATTGCACTAAATCTTGGATCATCTTGGATCATTTTATTCAGTGCGTTAATTATTTCACCATTTTCAATATCTGCTACAGAAATACCGTGATCCAATCCTAAACCAAAGTCAAGATGTCTCAATAAAGTACCTTGTTTAGTTCTAACCTTAAGCTTAAGAGCCTGAACAAGGTTTGTAAGACCATTGGCAAGTCTAAAATCACCAAACTGATCTAAAGCGACATCCCCATTATCAGTCAATAGAAAATCGATCTTAGAAATTCTAGTAAGCTGATCTTCCTCTAAGTGAGTAGGTGTCTGAATTCTATCATCTTCTTCAGCAGGTTCTTCTACTGGTATATAAATCTGATTTTGACTATTAACAGTACCTGGCAAGAAACCTTGAATAGTAGCATTTTCTGCCGTAGTCAAAGAATCTAAATTAGGTAGTCCATCAAAACTAACTAAATAATTATTATCACCAATCTGCTCGACATCAATAATTTTTCTTGTAAACTTAGGAACACTGTCACTTCTTAAGACAATTGTTTGACCTATATAAAGCCTGCCCTCAGTATCGTCCACATTTATCTGGCGACCGTCACCATTAGACAATAAAGTGTAACTAAAACCTTCCTCATCAATGTATGGCGAGGTAAGTCTGTTTAACGTAGCTATTTCAACCCACTTATCAGGATCATTTAAGTACCTAGCAGCAATCTCTTCAATTGTTAAGCCAAATGGCACTGGAACCAATAGTTTTGACTGAGTAACGTCAAAATCAATACCAGCCTCATTAGCGAGTCCACCTACGAATTGTAATGGGTTTTCTATTGAAAAATCATCCCACTGCAAAGTGGCTGTTAAAAGATCGTACATCTGTAAAGATTCCATCAAAGATGCTAATATCTCATTTTCTTCGAGAGACATAGGTAAAACCCTATCTCTTGGGTCTGGTTTGTTATAGAAATCAGAGTATGTTTCATCTCCAGCACCAAAGTTATTGGAAATATCTAACATTAACTCTTCAATCTCAGTTCTAAATTCTTTTAGATCTGCAACGGTAAGGAGTCGTACTCTTTCAATTTCTTCATCAACCCTTTCCTGCTGCTCTCTAGATAATGTAAGGTCATCTGTATTTATAGCATCAAATATATCGAAATATTCTTCAGGATTCTCAAAAATCTGTCTTGTTTGGTCAGTTTGTAGTGTTTGAGCAGACCCAATACCTAAAGCTCCACTTTGTACAGCAGCCTGGCTTAGACCTTCATTCTTTCTACTCTCAGCCACAATTTGGTTAATAGCAATACCAGCCCTAGCCTCTTGTGTATTAGCTCTTAAACCGCCTGCACTGACCCCTGTAGCCGATGTTCCCACTGGTCCACCATCTGGACCTCTCTGGAAAGAATTAGCCACAATATTTAAAGAGTCTTTAATCGAACTGCTAAAATCATCCACTAATTGACGTGGTAAGTCAATAACGGTAAATGCAAGTCCACCTAAATCCTTTACAGCAAGTGCTGTTTGTCTAAGTACGTTCAAAGGTCTTTGAAAGTCACTTCTAACAGCCTTAACAAGATTAATGCTATTCCCTAAAACTCTCCTGGTCTCTCTAATAGTACCAAGTATACGTTGAAAAGTATTAGCGTCAAGCTGTGGTAGCTCCTGAGAACCTGGAGGAGGTGGGTCAAGTTTAATTCTTTTCCAAGCCTTAAGCTGGAAACTAAACTGATATTCCATTGGTTTTTGTTGGTTCTGCTCCAAGTTAAAACTAATTGGAGTAACAATAAATGCTTGATTTTGTTTAGGAATGTCAAATACTAATCTATAATTTTTTGCTTCTGGTTTCTTTTTAAGTTGAGCATATCTCTCTAAAAACTGACCCATAAGCATAGCTTGATAGTAACCAGTTGAAAATAGAGTGGATGGGTGATCACCAGGACTCTGAGCATCTGATACAGATGCAGGATGAGATCCGTCAAAAGCTCTCTTAACTCTCTGAAGGTCATCTAATACAGTATTAAACTGCGTGAGTGTACCTCCAAATATACTACCTAGAGAGGTAGGAGACTTAGGAACACCGCCTACAGTGGGTCTCTGAGCCCATATACCAGTGGTTCCAGACGCACTGATCATTTTATATTTAACACCATTATGCTCTTCTACAATACCACGCATGGTTGAAGATGTATTAATAGCAAATTGATCTTGAATTCTCAACATTTGAGGCGTAATAGGTAAGTTAAACTCCCAAGATCCATTTTGAATCTCCTGAGTAAGAACATACTCAATACCGCCATTAGGAGCTTCTACCTTAGATCTCTTATTTCTTAGAGACCCACCACTAGTGCCGCCCAGTATCCTGTCAGGCTGTCTCACATCAATAACTATCAACCTATATGGGTACAGTTGGTCCCATCTTCTAGTATCAATGTCTTGAGGAGCAAAAAAAGCTTCTGTGGGATCGTTTATATCCCAAGGCAAATCTTGAAGACCACCAAAGGTCTGCCCTGCGTCACCACCGACACCGAGCTGATTTCCTATAAAATTTTGTGCGTCCCTTATTAAACTATCAAAAGCCATATGTTACGAATTTCCTTGATTGATTTGAGGTGGGATTTATTTTTAATGGTATTATTATATTAAAGATTAGCATTTATCCCAATCTTTAAATGGAGAGGCTCAGAATGGCTAAAAAAAAGCGGAGTAAGAGCGATAAACGGAGTAAAAGACGTAAGTTATCGAAATTACTAAAAAAATTAGAACCCATCAAATCAAGAAAACCCACCTGTAAAGGTGGATACGCCTTCAAGTCCAAAAAAGACTATAATAGATCCCAAAACAAGAAGATTACTGAGGAAGAGCTAAGTGCTTGAAATGCCGTGGTACATTCTAATACTAATGTGTTTTCAAGTACTTATAGTATTTTTGATGGTTATGACCATGTATAAAAGATATAAAAATTATAAAGTTAAACAACTCAGGAAGAGGTTCAAACTCATTAAAGGAGAAAAAGTTGGAAGGAAAATTTCTAGTTGACACGAATGTAATAATGTTAGACCCATACTGCTTGACAAAATTAGGAGGAACCGTATTAATCACAACAACCGTATTAGAAGAATTAGACAAACATAAAACTGACAATGGAGAAAAAGGAAGAAATATTAGAGAGTTTGCAAGGATTATAGACAAAAACAAACTCGAACATATTGAATTTATACACACTGACTACGAAAGTATTCCAGTAAATGATGATAGAATTATTGAGGCTGCTCGTGAAGCCAAGGCTGTATTGGTAACTAATGATATACTAATGAGCATAAAAGCTAAAGCAGTTGGTATTAAAACCCAGAGGTACGAGCCTGTTTCTATAGTTTGCGACAGAGCCTATACCGGACTTGTAGATTCTAGAGGTGAAGAATTTAAAGGCGATCTAGAGCCTAACCAGTTCTTGCTTTCTGATCAAGGTCTGTTTTACAAGAAAGGTAATTCTGAAAAAAGACTTAGAAAAGACAATCGTGTATGGGGTATTACACATAGAAATGTCGAGCAAAAATGTGCTATTCACGCCCTTCTCGATGACAATATTAAACTTGTAACAATTAGTGGTAGGGCTGGTACAGGTAAGACACTACTTGCTATAGCCTGTGGATTAGAGAAAACCATAAGCGAAAATAAGTACCAAAGACTTTTAGTATCAAGACCAGTAGTTCCTATGGGTCAAGATATTGGATATCTACCAGGTGATATTAACGAAAAGCTTGGTCCATGGATGCAGCCTATATTTGATAACATAGATTACCTATTTAATATCGAAGGTGGGGAGAAAAGAAGTTTTGACGCATACCTTGAACTTGCTAAAGAAGGTATCTTAAAAGTTGAGGCACTTACTTATATTAGAGGTAGAAGTATTCCTGATCACTATATTATTATTGATGAGGCACAAAACTTAAGTAAACACGAAGTTAAAACCATTATATCTAGAGCTGGTGAGAATACTAAGATTATTTTGACTGGAGACCCTGATCAAATCGATAATCCAAAACTAGACTCTATTAATAATGGATTGACATATGTTATAGAGAAATTTAAAAATCAGAAAGTGGCGGCTCATATAACGCTTTCCAAATGTGAGAGGTCTGAGCTTGCTGATGTAGCTGCTGAGATCTTGTAATGGTGTATTTGTTAATTGTATTAATTTGTTTGCTTATGGCTGTCATGAATAAACCATGTTTATGGGGATTAATGAACCATAGTTGGGAAGGTAAGGGAGAATACCAGCACTGCTCAAGGTGCGGTCTCATGAGAAAAAGGATGAGAAAATGAAAAAATTAATATTTATTTTACTTATCATGTTTAGTACAACATCGTGCGCAACAAACATGGAAGTTAGACTTTCTAAGGAATATGATGGAGTTCATCACGAGTTTCAGCCATATGTTGAAGAATTTATTATGATGTCTGACGGTAAGGTAAGTGAAGAACACTTTAAAAGATTCTCAATGGGATTTAGAAAGTATGATGCTAGTGATAGTACTGTAGGAACTTGTCATTACCTAGTTCATGAGGTAGATATCAGTATTGACTGGTGGAACAGTGATAAATCACCTTCAGAAAGACTTGAGTTAGTTTTTCATGAATTTGGGCATTGTATTCTTAATAGAGGTCACACTAAAAAACCCATGCATGATGGTTTTGTTCAGTGGCTTGAAAGAATAGGTTTTAAATTAGGTTTCTTTACTGAAAAAGGATTTTTACACGATGGGTGTCCAGCTTCTTTTATGCATCCGTACACACTTGGTGAAAGAT